GAAGGTGTTTATGATGCTCTAAGGCACAATAGAAAACTATTGATATCACCCACTGCTTCAGGCAAATCATTGATGATCTACGCTCTTGTAAGATATTACGTTGATAAGCAGAAAAAAATTCTCTTAGTTGTTCCAACGACATCCCTTGTAGAACAGATGTATAAGGACTTTGAAGATTATGGTTGGAGTTCTGAGTCATATTGTCATCGCATATATGCAGGAAAAGAAAGAACAAATGAATATCCAGTTACGATTACAACCTGGCAATCAGTTTATAAATTAGATCGTAATTTCTTTGTAGATTATGATGTAGTTATAGGAGATGAGGCTCACTTATTTAAGAGTAAGTCCCTAATATCTATAATGTCTAAACTGGAACATGCTAAGTATAGATTTGGTTTTACTGGTACTTTAGACGGCACACAGACGCATAAGTGGGTATTAGAAGGATTATTTGGACCTTCCTATAAGGTGACAAGAACTGACGAATTAATGAGGCAGGGACATCTTGCTCAGTTGGATATACAATGTTTAGTTCTTAAACATCCTCCACAAAGATTTGAAACTTATAATGATGAGATTGAATATTTAATTAGTCATGAGCAAAGAAATAATTTCTTAAAAAATTTAGCATTAGATTTAAAGGGGAATACTCTTTTACTTTACAGTAGAGTAGAAGCACATGGTCAGGTGTTATATGATTTAATAAATAATTCTAAGCGAGATGAAAACTCATTATTTTTTGTCCATGGTGGAGTGGATGCTGAACAAAGAGAATTAGTTCGTGAGATTACAGAAAAAGAAAACAACGCTATTATAGTTGCTTCTTATGGAACCTTTTCTACAGGCATTAATATTAGGAATCTCCATAACGTTATCTTTGCCTCACCGTCAAAATCGAGAGTTAGAAATCTCCAAAGCATTGGGAGAGTACTTAGAAGAGGAACTAACAAAATCAAAGCTATTCTATATGATATAGCAGACGATTGTACCTATAAATCCAAAAGGAATTATACTTTAAATCATCTTATCGAACGTATTAAAATCTACAACGAAGAGAATTTTAATTATGAGATAATCACAATACAACTAAGGAAATAATATGGAAGAAGATTTTTATGCTACTATAAAATTTAAAAATGGAGAAGAAATATTCTGTAAGGTTGCTCCTTCAGAGGAAGATGAAAGGACCATGCTTATCATTTCAAATCCCATTCAAGTAAGTGAAGTGAAAGCAAAAGGTGGTGTTGTTGGATATAAAGTAGAACCGTGGCTAAAGACTACTCAAGAAGATATGTTTATTGTTAATATGGATAATGTTCTTACAATGAGTGAATCTAATGATGTAGAGATGATTATAATGCATCAATCTTTCGTAAGAGATACTATAGCAGAAAGAAATGATGAATCTCCAGTTAATCGTAAAATGGGATATTTAGGTAAAGTATCTGATACTAAAGAAATCTTAGAAAAGATCTTTAAGAATAATACTAATCCTAAAGAAAGCTAGATCATTTTCTCCAAACTCCACAAAGATATTCTACTCATCTTTTAGAGTCTTGTCAACTATCACTATAAATGTTATACTATCTACATAATAGTGATAATGACTTATGATAAAACCAGGAACTATGGCTAGAAGAAAAAGGTCGGAACACTATGTTAATAACAAAGAATTCTTGGCTGCATTGATTAAGTATCGGGAAGATAAGGAGATCGCTTTATTGCAGGATAAACCCAAGCCTCCTATTCCAAGATATATTGGAGAGTGCTTTTTGAAGATAGCAAATCACTTATCGTTTAAACCCAACTTTGTTAATTACATGTTTAAGGAGGATATGATCTCTGATGGAATCGAAAATTGCGTTCAGTACATACATAATTTTGATCCTGAGAAATCCAAGAATCCTTTTGCCTACTTCACTCAGATTATTCATTATGCGTTTCTCCGGAGGATACAAAGGGAAAAACGGCAACTTGAAATAAAGAATAAGATTTTAGAAAGATCTGGATACTCTGAAGTATTCGATGATAGTAATACTATTGACGGAAGTAATTTTTCCGATTATAATCAAATCAAAGATGCTGTGCATTCAAAGCTTCGTTATTCTTAAATGAAGATAGCAATTATTACAGATCAGCACTTTGGAGCTCGAAAGAACTCTAAACTTTTTCATGATTATTTTTTGAAATTTTATAATGATGTTTTCTTTCCTACCTTAGAAAAGGAGGGAATTACTACTATTGTTGATATGGGGGATACCTTTGATAGTCGTAAAGGTGTAGATTTTTCTGCGTTGTCGTGGGCAAAGGATAATTATTTTGATAGACTTCATGAATTAAAGTGTACGGTTCATACAGTTGTTGGAAATCATACTGCATATTATAAGAATACCAATGACATTAATGCTGTAGATTTATTGTTGAGAGAATATAATAATGTAAAGGTTTATGCTGAACCAACAGAAGTTAAGATTGATAATTTAAAGGTTCTTTTTATTCCTTGGATAAATCAGGAGAATGAGGATAATACGGTCAAGTGTTTAAAGAAAAGTAAGTGTCCAGTGGTAATGGGACATTTGGAACTTAATGGGTTTCAGGTTAACCAGCACGTAGTGATGGATCATGGATTTGATAATAGTCACTTTAAAAAATTTGAAAGAGTTTATTCAGGGCATTTTCATACCCGTTCAAATAACGATGGAATCTATTACTTAGGAAATCCTTATGAAATCTATTGGAATGATGTAGAGGATATAAGAGGATTTCATATTTTTGATACGGAGACTTTAGAACATACCCCTGTAAATAATCCTTATAGACTTTTCTATAAAATTTATTATGAAGATACTCCCTATCAAACTTTTGATGCAAGGGAATATGAAGGTAAGATTGTAAAACTTATTGTTCGTAAAAAAACAGATACCAAAAGATTTGAAAAATTTATTGATAAACTGTATGCATCTAATGTAGCAGAACTTAAAGTGGTAGAAAATTTTGATTTTAATGGTTGGTATGATAGTTCAGATTCAGAAGTATATGAGTCTGAAGATACTATGTCGATTCTTAATAAGTATATTGAGGAGGCAGATATAACTCTTGATAAGTCTATCCTTCAGAAGATGGTTCAAGAAGTTTACCAGGAAGCATGTGAATTGGTATAGTGTATATTCTAACGGTTGCTGGTAAAGAAAATGAAGGAGCCTATTCTGTGCCGGATGGATATGGTAATAGAGTTCTTTACTTGTTTGAAGAAGAAGATGATGCTGAAAGGTATGCTATGATGTTAGAAGATGATCAAGATTATCCAGAGATGCATATTTTAGAAGTTGAATCTGACATTATGATTAAAACCTGTAAGGTTCATGGGTATAACTATACGGTTATTACTCCTAATGATATTGTAATTCCTCCTAATAATAAACATGATTTTATTTGAGAAGGTACGTTGGAAAAATTTTCTAAGTACTGGTAATCAATACACTGAAATAAATTTCACAAAAGATGCTACTACTTTAATTGTAGGCACTAATGGTGCTGGTAAGAGTACTGTTTTGGATGCTCTTACCTTTAGCTTGTTCAGTAAGCCCTTTCGTAAGATTAATAAACCACAATTAATTAATTCTACCAATGAGAAAGAAGGTAGAGTTGAGGTAGAATTTCGTATTGGGTCTGTAGAATGGAAAGTAGTAAGAGGAATTAAACCTAATACTTTTGAGATTTGGAAAAATGGTAATTTAATGGACCAATTTTCTAATGTGAATGATCAGCAAAAATGGTTAGAACAGAATGTTCTGAAAATGAACTATAAATCATTTACTCAAATTGTTATTTTAGGAAGTAGTACATTTGTTCCTTTTATGCAATTAACTTCTAACCATAGAAGGGAAGTTATTGAAGATCTTTTAGATATTAAAATTTTCTCATCAATGAATAATTTGATTAAAGAGAAAATTAGATCAGTTAAAGAGGATATAAAAGTTCTTAATCTTAAGAAAGAGTCTCTTAATGATAAGGTTAAGATGCAGGAGAATTTTATTGAGGAGTTGGAGAATAGGAGTAATGAAAATATAGACAAGAATAAAGGAAAGATTCAGACTCTTCAAATTGAAGTAGATGCTCATATGGAACATAATGAGTTAACAGATGCTAACATTGAGGATCTTGTTAAGGAACAAGAAGAAGTAACAGGTGCTACAGAAAAACTTCGTACTCTTGGTAGTTTAAAGGGTAAGATTTCTAATAAGGTAGCGACCATTACCAAAGAACATAAGTTCTTCACAGACAATGTAACATGCCCTACATGTACCCAACCAATCGAGGAGGAGTTCAGAATAAATAAAATTACAGACGCTCAAAATAAAGCAAAAGAGTTGCAATCTGGTTATAAAGAACTAGAGGAGGCAATTAAAAACGAGGAAGAGCGAGAGCGTCACTTTACCCAATTATCCAAGGAGAT